CTGTCGGGTTAATTTTTGGTGCTTGCGTAAGGCTATAAAAAACCCTGCGCTTGCAGTCACCTACAGATGACGGACCAATATCAACCTGTAGCGACCTGTCGCGTTGCTCATCGTGTCCGGCTAATGCGCCGACTAACATCTTCTTAATATCAGTCAATTAAAATCCCCGCCTTTCGTGCTCTAGTAAGTAAGTTTCTTGCGCTTGCAGGAGTAATGCTTAACGCTTTCGACACTACTTTTGTTGGTGATTCGTAAGGATTTTTCTTAATGAGATCAACCGCAAGTTGTAAACGCCATTGTCGAGGCGTTGCTTTATTAGGTTTTTTTGATGGAGTTATCAGTCTGAGCAAAACAGGAGTCCGAATTTTTCTTAAATCCGTACCATTAAGCGGTCTCCCACTTTTTGTTTGCGTAGAAATCTTTGTTATTACTGCATTTGATTCTTCGAACTCCACATAAAGATCGCCTATTTCAACTGCGTGTTTCATACATCCATGCCAGTTCGAACTGATGTTCCGATTGAGCGAGCAATATCCACCTGAACACGAAGGCGAGCCACATTTGCGCGGTTAGCCTTCACAATCGCTTCATCCATCGCAACGATCTTGTGCATTTCAGCATTCTGTACGAGTGCCATATCTTCGCGTTCGCCGACTGTGTAATTCTTTCCAGTCGGAGATGACTTCTGCGAAAGTTCAAGGCGGGTTCGAGCCATAGCGATTTCATAATCAGCCTTGTGTTGCTGATAAAGCGACTCAGTATCCACTAGGTCATCGTGCGCTTCGTCAATTAGTTTGCTGAGATCCTTTAAGCGCGCCTCGACTTGCATAGGAGTTACGACACTCATTTATTCTCACCCAATACGATCTGCGCGCACATATCTTGAACCTGTAGCGCAACATTTTCTATGCCACTCTTAACGATCTGCTTTTTATTTGTAGTGAAATCGAGAGCGCATATCTGATCGTAAATATCGAGTCGAACTTCTGCCTCGAGTCGAGCCATCATCTTTGTCAGTTGCTCGGCAAGTTTTTCATCGGTATCGGCATTAAGGATAAGTTTGCCATTTTTGATTTCCCAATGATTTTTATTGCAAAACAGTTTCATAGCATCATTCCATTCTCGGCATATCGCCATACGATGCATTGGTTTCCCTTTGCATTAGTTCGTGTGATTCCTGATTCGATAATAAATCCATCCGTAACCAACGAGCCACGAATAGGTCGTACAGTATTTCCGTCGAGGTGTAGATACTTCTCAATTTCTTGATCGGTTAGTCCGCTCATTTCTCTGTTGATAAAAAGTTCGTACACCTTTCGGCGAAGCGTTCCGATCTTTGGCTCAATCTTTGCTCGAGCATCTATTGAAGTCTGCTTCACGATAACTCCTGCACTCTCTTATTGAGCGCATCCTTAATTGTCGTGCCTCGAACTTTTGAATCCAAAAAATCCTTTTCGTCTGCCCAGATCTTGCGCAGAGCATCCACTTCATTTGTTTCTTGGATGATGTCGAGGATCTTTTCCAGTCTTTCAAGTTCCTCTGGTGTAAGAGTTCTTACGGCGTAGAGCGGTGTCTTGCGTGGGTTATTTTCATAGCGTTCGACCTTTTCCATTTCCTCACGGGAAGGTCGCTTATTGCCAGAAAATATGAAGTTGGCCAAAGCGCGACCAATCGCAGAAGTTTCGCAGACTTCAAGCGCAGAAGTTTTTGTGACCATAGACGAGCCGACAATTTCCTCAGCCATTCCACTTGTCACGGAGCGATCATCTTCGCGGTCTGTATAAACCCACGCTTGCACAATGAATCGAGATCCATCGTTGTGCATAATCTGAGTGTGAATACGCCCGTTCGGAAATTGCTCCCAGAACTTTTTAATACGGGATTCGACCGTGTCGTAATCCTCTAAGTTAAAACGACCTGCCATTTTATTTGCCTTCCGTTAGTTGTTGGTTATTACGCTACGATTAAAATTGCTTGAAACTTGCGTTGCAGGATTCGCGCGGCATATTCACGAGCGATTCGGTTTGCTTCTTTTTTATTATCTGCCCACACCATCATGTTGTTACTTTTTGAGAAGTCATTACTAAAGAAAACTTCATACTGACGGCGAGCAATTTGAGAGTCACTAAACGATGCAATTAAATCTGCATCAGTTAAAAGATAATTTGTAGGTATAGCCATTTTATGCACCTGCCTTTTTAGAAAGTAGGTTTGGCTCAATTTTCTTTGCACACTCGCTACCGATCTCCCAATATCCTTGAGATTCAGAATCTTCGGCACCAATAGGGAGAAGCGTTCCATCGATTGAAAGATGAACGAAGTAAGGATTCTTGCCAAGTTTGCGACCACACATATTGCAAGAGTTCATCGCACCACTATTGAACCAACCAATGTGTGCGCCTTCTGTAAGTTTTGTTGTGGTGATCACTTTTATGCCTCCAATCGTGAAACGGAGACTACATTTGCATTTTGGAAACGAACGCCATATTCACGAGCGAATTTTGTTGCTTCAACTTTGTTATCGGCTTGCACAACTTTGACTGCAAGATGCTCGCGTGAGTATTTATCTTGAAAAATTACTTCGTACTTATATTTCATACCGCAATTCATATTGCCGAACAAGGCAATTAGTTCTGCATCTGTTACTGGGTAGAAAGTAGTGCTCATTTTTACTGCCTTTCGTTTGGGATCCGTTCTCTCGGATCTGATAGGCATAATCTATATCGAGGATCCCGACCTGTCTAGTACCCCCAAAGCGACACGCCAGACCAATTTATGCGAGGATTGACCTATGATTCGAGTCCAGATTAGCCTGTGGAGCCTAGCCGTCATGGTCGAGGCTGACATCAAGTACCCAGACCAGATCGACGATGTGGTCAATCGAGCCAGCACTCTATTCGTGACAGGCTTGATGGCGGCTAAGAATCAAGAAATCGACATCACCGCTCACGGCTTGCCACTTGATATTGACGATCTTGACGAGGATTAAGCGAACTGGGTAAAAGTCCGGATCTCTCCGCCAGAAAAATTGTCGCACTCAATAGCGGCGGATATGGCTTTCCTAGTCAGTAGATCAGCCTCTCGCCAAGTAGCAACATTTTCCCCACCGAGAGCAACCAAAGCCCCGAGAGCATAATCGCCACCACTACCTGCACGATATAAACGGCTGATAGAAGTTTCCCAAGAATAATCGTCTGCGATCTTAAATATGCGACCCTTAACGGCAACCAGTAAATCGTTATCGTGCCGTACAGTTTCGTCCTCTTTTTTCCACTCCGCACCGGACTCGATTAGTTTCTTACGAAGTGCAGGAATGAAAAGTCGCGTCATATAACTCTCGGGCGTTCCACGATAACGCGGGGCAGTCCATCCATATTCGAGAATGTTGAGTCCTCTTACCGCACCTGATCCAGCAATTAGAACCGGACCATTGGCAAAGATTTTTGAGTCGCGCATATAAATATACGAACCATCGATGTCGCTTGCTTTCGAGTCAGCACCTAACACGCACCAACCATCACCCTGAACACCGACGAGCGTAGTCATTAGTCAAGCCATACCTTGTAAGCGGCAGTCACTCTGCCTTTGGCGGGATCAACGAAATGCAATCTTTGTGATGGTGTTGCGCTGGCTGCCAACATAACTCCCGCGTAACGATTGTCACTTTCTGTGCTTCCCGTTTGGTATACCGAGCCTTGACCATTTGCCATTGCCCACTCTGCGTGAGTGTGATAGTGACCGATGTATACATCCCTAAACTCCCACGGATACGATCCTGACCTCCATCTATTTGCGTGTTGCACAATGGCACCGGGGCTTGCGAATCCATTACGACCAACCTCATCTCCGTGAATTAAAAGTGCACGATAGTTGCCAATCTCAACGCGCTGAATATCCTCTGGGCATTCCTGCCAAGTTAAACGCTTTTCTCCTGCGAGAAGTTGTCGTGCCAATTCGTAACACATTCGGTCGAAGTTATCAGAGCGAGGCACATTGTCGCGCTTCGATCCAATACGCCCGTGATTTCCCCATTCCGGTACGACAGTCACTTTAGAATAATTAGCGAGCGCATAACGCACAACATCAACGCAAAGTTTGCTGACATTTACATATTGCTCGAATAAAGTTGAGTCGATCTCGAAAGCCTGTGACGGGAAGTTAAAAAGTCCTTCGACCATATCTCCGCCGAACATAATCACGCACTCATTTACAGGATGATCCGCTCGCATAATGTCGGTGATCGCAACTGCTTTCTCGGCGAACTGCATCACACGCTTGGACATAATTTCGGAGTTGTACGAAGTAGTTTTTTTAGCACCCTGCCAGTCGGTCATATGCCAGAGCGCGACCTCAGTTTTTTTCTTTCCTTTTGGTAGAGGTCGTTCTGGTACTGGTTTAATCTCACCCAATCCCAAAACTGCATCGTACGCGGCTTGGTGCGTGACTTGAACCAGTTGTTCGGTGCGATCTTTTGCTTGTAAGAGTTGTTTTTGCACACGCATAAGTGCTTTACGAAGTTCGACAACATCTTTCGACTCGATCCCTTCCGGTAACTCATTCAAGCGATCGGCGAGGCTCATTCGATCCCCATAATTGTTTTGCCGTGTTTTGTATAGCCCTCTTTATCGAGCCACGAATCATCCTTGTACGGGTTATGAAAAAGGCGAACAGATTTCAGCGCATCCATCATTAACGCAACTTGATACGCAGGAATGTCATCCTCTAATTTAAGAAAGCCAGCCCACACGCGACCAATAGCGGTGAACTCAGTAAACGCATCTCCGTATTCACCGAGGCGTTCGGCAAGGATTTCCTCTACTCGGTTGCGGGGCATTTGCACTTTCCGTTTCTGTGATTCTGGAAAGTTGCCTCGGCTATTTGATAACCCTCAGAACGAAGTGCCGCGACCAAAGTTGTTGTTGGTAAACCTTTAGCGATGGATTCAAGTAAGACAGTCCGGTCATTAGGTTTCAACATTTCAATGATTATCGCCAGCGTACATTTGTTTTCTGATTTGAATGTGTGTTTTTCAATGGAATCGGCTAGTGCCATAGTTTGCCCCCTTTAGGGAGAAGCGTACCGAGAAAAATCTGGAGAAGCGAATAGACACGCCCAACGAAAAGAGCCGCGGCAAGTGATTTTTAGGGTCACAAGAGGCGGCTCTCCGTTTGCATTCTTGATAGCACTCTCGAATGCGATTATTTAGTTGTGTTTGTCTTTCACGCCCTTAGACCATTTAGCCCAAGAATCTCAGCCTACAACAAGGCAACCAATGCAAGCAACAACACGCCGAAAAAAACCCAGAAATAAATCATTGGACATTGTTCACATACGGGGTAACGATGTGGGATTCAGGCTGGACATTAGGGCTGGATACGGGATTATGCGGAACTGAACTGCCAGCCAAAGCCGCACCTGCGGCAACAATCAGGTGGTGAGCATCTAGGGCATAGTTGCAGTTTGCCCACGCCGCCATAAAGCCGGCACTCCCCAAAGCAATCGCCTTCGGGTTAGTTATCGGTACGCGAATCATTGGATCCCCTTTGCGAGTAAGGCGTAGGTCACTTGGTCGATTTTTCCCGTCACCGGTAACCCCACTTTCTTTTGATACAACTTAATAGCGGCAAGATCGGCGGCGGTGAAAGTCGAGTTTTGGGCTACGGCAGGAATCAAGCCAGCATTAAATAGAGCCTTTTCAACCAATAACTCGGCGGCAGTTTTCTTGCCCACTACCAGATCCGATGCCTTAAAAGCGGGCGCAGATGCCACTACGAGCGGTTTTGTTGTGGCGGGTGTAGCAGTTTGGTGCATAGCCACTCCACCAGCCCCTAAGGCGGTTACGGCGGCGGTTCCGGCGGCTAAAGGCTTGTTAGTGCCTAGAGAGGTGGTTGGCTTGAGATCCGCTTCGTAGTCAGGGCGCACAATCGCCAGCACATACAGATACGCTCTGTGCCGTAGATAAACTCCGTGTCCGTCATACTGCGAGGCATCGGTCATATGCTCCGGTCCAGTATTGCCACCGATCGTTGTAATTCCATCTCGGGAAGCATTTACCACGATCTCAACATGGTCGGCGATTCCATTGCCAGCCCACGAAAAGAAAACCAGATCCCCCGGCTTTCCAGAGTATTTATCGACTACGCCTTTGCGTTGCTGAAACCAAGCCAGACCAGATGGGCAATACGAGAACCCTTTAGGAGTTTGGGCGGCTACGAGGTGTGAAAGATTATTTTGCGCGAACACCCACGATACGAACATCGCGCACCACGGCTCGTTGGGAACTCCATACCATTCGCCGTAAGGATTGGCATCGGTCGTGCCACCATAAAAGCCGACCTGCTTTTGAGCGGTCGTTACGATGTCGAGAGCGTTAGCCATCTTCTAATTGTACCGAAATACGAAAACCCACCTATCCCGTAAGGGAAAACCTCTTGGGAGGCATTATCGGCGGGTTTCGCTTAGTAAAGGCTACTTGGCAGATTCAGCCTCTACAACTTTATTAGCATCTGCAAGTGCGGTAGTAACGGCTTGCGTTACTAATGGAGCAGGTGCCCCAGTTTCCTTTGTAATCTTATTTACAAGTGAATTTGGATTTACGCGAGCGATAAGTGGAACGAGCAATCCACCTACGAGTGCCTCGGTAATGATCTTGCTTACTGATGCGTTGTGATCGAGTTGGTACGCGCCGTATCCAGCGGCAACGATGCCGTACGCATAATGCTCGAGTAATGCTTTTTCCTTAGCCGTTATCTTGAGATTTAGTTTTGCCATCTTTTTCTCTCTTTCCTATTAGGTTGCGAACATATTTTTCTGCTTCGAAATCACTAGCCGAAGCGTGGTGGATTCCGCCGACTCCCCTATGGTGTTTTTCGCAGAGCCATAAAAGATTCGCTCCTGATTCTACCCACTTGCCAACTTCATCGGGATTGCTAACACCCGGATAATCAGTTTCGAGCCATTTAAGATCGACCCCATTTTGCAGGGAGAACTCAATATGAGCGTGGTGTAGTTCTAGTCCGCCAGCACATTCCGAGAAGTCGTTTCTATGATCTCCGATTGCACATTTAGCCGCATCTTTTGTAGCGTGGCGATAAGCGTTAAAATCTTTGTAGTGCGGATCTTTTTCCCGAGGTTCGTGCGGTGGGTAATGCACCACATAATTATTTGTAATGCCTTGATCGTGAGCATCCATCAGATATCGAGTTTGGTTTTGATTACGGCTTGATTGACCTGCAATTCGTGCAGGGCGACATCTTGGCGGTTGAGTTGATCCTTAATAGATCCCCCACCATTTTCGTACATCTGATATTCAATCTTGTCGAGTCGCTTATCCATCTTGTTGAACTTTTTGTTAATCCAGAAAATCGGTGCTCCAATAATAATTACGCTCTCAAGAAATGCCCAGACTGCGTTGGTTATCGTGTTAGCGTTATTCCAGAACATATTTGCACCTTACGGATGAGTGGTTAGACGAGGGTAATAGTTCTAATTGTACCAACGCTATCGACAATTTTTAGAGTGTTAGTTGTCGAGTTAAGCCACATATCACCTTTGCGAGTATTAGTCGGATCAGTAGCAACCACCGGAACTGTAAAACGACCAGCAGTTTCCAATTTGTTTATGCGGTTATCGAGGCTAGTAAAAAGATCACGCAGAGCAGGTGGAAAATTAACATATGGCATTAATTACCTCAGTTCGTTGTCGAAGTCAGGGTCAAGGTTACGCGCTCCGGACCTTTTTCGCCCGGGCTTACATTGAGTCCGATGATGCGGTAATTGCCATCGAACTCGTTTGGATAGAACGGATCGGTAATAACAACGCGGGCTTGATCTCCGAGATTGTAAGTACCAAAGATCGGATCAACGAAAGGCGGCGCAACGATCTGCAAAGTTTGCGGTGGATAAGAGGCGGCTAGGGCTTGACCATTAGCCAGACCAAGCAAAAGCGTGGAGTCGGTGATGTTAGAGTAATTGGTGGGATCCTCTAGGAGTGGCCATCCGTTAGCAGTCTTGGTGGCATCTGTTCCCGTAGCAATCAGTTTCGCCTCGTTAGAACCCGCACCCGTGGCGTAAACAGTATTGACGGCTTTAGTTCCATCCTCGGTGTATTTATACTGAACGATATTTCCGGCTGGCAAAATAAAGGTTGGCACAGTAGCCGAAGTTGCGGAGTAGGTATTACCTAGTC